CTTAAAGAATCATCTACTTCTTGAATAAGTCTAATAAAATTATTAATAGCATTATCAAAAACATTAGAATTAACCCAATGAGGTAAACAAAATGTAACACCATTAAATTTAGAATCATTAGAATAATCACACCAACGAGTTGATTCAACGGCACAGGATTGAATATGTTCACGTACAAGTTCATCAACTATACTTCTAAGAGTAGTTATATATGCACTCATACGAGCGAAAGGATGATCGAATTTTGGAACAAACCAAGCAACACCATGAGCTTTCCAAATCTCATCACCTTCTATAGTAGAAGTCTGAATAAGAGCTTTAGCTAATTCAGGACTTTCATTATATACAACACGAAGATTAGTGTAGATATAATAGAAATGAGAATCAGGTCTTGCATCTTTAATATCAGAAACAAAACGAGAAAAAGCAGAATGCCTAATGTTTATCATTTCAATACTCATCATATCATGATAACCACAAACATAAATAGGACAATGCTCAAGAATTGAAGTATGACCTTTATCAATAAGCATCAAAAGAAACTTAACGTAACTTCCGGGTTCAATCTTACCTTCAGATTTATAACAAAGACGACCAGCAAATTCAGCTAATTGTAAGCCACCTTTAAGATTATAAGCTGTATGAATAACACTAACAGGTCTAACAAATTTCATCACATATCAAGTTTAGTTTGTCCACCATTTTCAACTTTAGTATGATATAGATCTAATAGAATAGATTTAAGATGATCTGCAATATTAAATCTAATACCACCATTACCATTAGATAGACCGAGAATACTTACATCTTGACCATTAATCTTTTCATGATAATTTAAAGCTGCATCAATAATACTTTCATTATCAATAGGCAAACAAGTATTAATTGAATCAGTCTTAACAGTACATCTACTACCAAGACGATGAATCTCATCTACAAGATACCAAACAGCTTTATTAAGATCTTCAATTTGTTTATCAATAAGTTTACGATCTTTATCTTCTTTAAGACCAGCTCTCCATAGATATTTAATAGCATTACCTACATTAAAATTTCTATGACGAGTAATATCAATACATTCTATACCACTAGGATCAGAAGTATAATGTTTAGGATGATTTACTTGATCATTTTTATTTTTAGATGCCATAGCGATCAATAAAACGATTTATTTTAAACACTACGAGCTTATCAATATCGTTTTCTTTAATATTATATTTACGCATGATACGCTCAATAACAATTCTAACATCGGCAATTTCTTCCATAAGACTTTTAAGATGTTCATTATTATGACATCTATTAATCTTAGAAACAGCTTTAATAAGTTCAGATAACTCTTCAATAACTACTGTATCATGAGGATCAATTGCACAAGCTTTATTAAACATAGCAATTCTTTCTTCAGCTAATACAGTACCTTTGACAGTATCTATAACAGCATTTACATTTTCAGGTGTCATAGATATTCCCATTCGGCTAGAGTATCATCACTCTTAGTTTCCCAATCATCAGCAAAAATCTCATCACCAGCAGGTGTATAATAAGTAATATCACCATTATCAAATTTACAAATTTGATTTTGATAACTAATATCATCCCAACCACCAGCTTCGATTTCACGTTTAACAACTTCGGGAAGACTTTGCATCTTAGGAATAGTTTCTCTATTTATATCAGCAGGAACTTGTGCAAATATAAACACTTCATCATTCCAATTAGCACGTCTTGCAATATAAGAACGAGTCTTAACACGTTCAATAGCTTCTCCAAAATTCATAATAATAATTTTAAATTAAACAAAATAGCCGCTAATCAATTAAGACTAGCGGCTTTAACAGAGTATCTCACGACATAAGCTGTGTGTAAACTATCCAAATGTAGCAATGACAATACTACCTCTTAAATACGTACTTTAACCAACTTCCCCACTTACGATTAATAAGACTACCTTTAACATTCAAAGGTTTAAACTCAAGATACTTAATATTATCAATATTTTTGATAACATCATCAATGTCATAATAAGTACAAATAGGAATACTATCTTGCATAATAGTATAAGCTTTACCATTTTTGTAATGTACAATAACATTATAAGAATCTACATTAGTCTCATTTGCTCTAGCTTCACGCTCGAAACAAAGTTCACGATAAGCCTTACCTTCAGTGAAGAGTTTAAAGAACCATTCAATGACGTACCATACATAAAAGAATATACCTAAGAGGTCATTCTGTTGTTTAGTATGAGAACGTTCATGTTGAATAAGTTTAAAATATCTATTAGGATACCTAATCATTAATGTAAGCCTAGATTTATCTTTATCTTTAAGATAAAGTCTAGCAAACATATTAATAGCAACAAACTTACCAAAAGGAAAATGTTTAGTAATAACAACTTTCATATCTTAATCATCTGAAAAGTTATAATTTATAATAGCTTCCCAATTATCTTTAGGCATACAACCTTTATAATCAGGAACTCTAGCTTCCATAAACTCATCAAGCTTAATAGAAATAACGGTACAAATACCAAAATCCATAAGACGTTTACGTTGATTCATACAACAAAACAAATTAGCTTGATCAAGTGGAATACCAATGCTAACAAGTGCTGCTATGAAATATCTACGAAACATTTCTTTAGTAACACTACTAACAGCATCCATAGCTAAGCCTTTTTATAAATATGACTTTCTGCAATAGCTTTAAGACGATTAGAAAGTTGTTCCATATTAACCTCAATCGTCTTAGCGGCTGAATGATAAGTTGTAATAGTTAATGCTCCAATAAACTCAGGAAACATCAAAATATTAAACTTAGCTTTATAAGTATTACCAGCTTCATTCTGAGCAATCCATGCTTTAGGATTAGCATAGAAACTAAACGTATCAAGTGTTCTAACTTTAGAATTTAGATATAAAGGATTAAGTTTAGGGAAGAATAAAAGAATATGATTATTTGTAGGAGCTTCTGTAGCTGGGATAACACTATTTTTAATCCAAACTTCAAAATCTTCAACAGTATCAAATATAAGTCTTGCAGAACATTTAGCAATAGCTAAAGAACTACCTTTAGGAACTTTATAATCTATAAGTTTCACAGCCTCCTTAAATAGATTATAAGTATATCTGTTAAACATCTTAATAGCATGATCACGAGACTCAACTTCAGCACTCATGTTACTATCAACACAAATGCGGAATTGAGGTTCATAAGCACTATCATAATTTTCATTGTCGATCAAATAACCGATATTCCAAATCTTATAATAGCGAGCTTTTTCATTGTTACCATCAAAGAACTCAATTGGAATATTATGAGCATAAATATAATACTGAATTTTCAAAAGAGTTTGATAGAATACAAATTGATTACCACTAGTAACAGGAATAAACTCACCTGTAGCATCAAGAATGAAATTAATATTGGTATTAAGCCAATCAACTTCATCCTTAGATAAATCAGCAACAGTTCGAGGCTCTGTAACTATATATGGTTTATCAGGAGCATCTGTTCTAACAACAGACGGAATTGAAACACCATTTATTACAATAGGTTTATACTTCTCAGTTGTAATAGCAAGTGCAGATAATTCTTCTTCAGCTTTAGAAGGAGAACTATCAACAGGAATGTCTTGTTTAATTTCCTCTTCTTCTTTAAAAGGATTTATATCTTCCATTATATGCAATTAATCGTTAGATTCATAATCACGAACTCCGTAAGCATTAGCATTAAACGGAATGTTCTTATCTGTACGTTCATAAAACTTAATGGCAAGCATTTTACCGATAAATTCATTCTTATGACTAAGAATATAATCACTTGTCATAGTATTATCGGTATTGCCATTATAAATAGCTGTAGGCTTAACTTCAAATGTTTCAGCATTTAAATCATTCTTACATTTGAACTTAGCATAATTATAAACTACCTCATGACCATCAACAATTTTAGTTATAGGATCAACGAGAATATCTAAACACAAACATTCAGTCTCTTCACATTGTTTAGCTTTCATCATAGTTTGTGGACGAGAACCGAATTTATATTCTGCAATCTTAGAGCGAACAACACAACCCTCATAACCGGCTGCAATACAACGATCTCTATAAGCTTCAACATCAGAATCACCTTTAATATTAATAGAACATAATGAAACTATTTTAGCATTTTTAGTATCATCATGTTCTTCAGGAATATCTTGTATAAAAATACAATCATCATCATTATTAATAGCTAAACTAAAGGCTTTTCTTAATATATTTCTTCTAAGATGAAAACGATCTCTATTAGAAACATCAGGAATACTAAGATCAAAATTCACAAATTGAAGATATTTATGAAGAGGATTCTTAGGATTACGTGCAGCACCACCAATAGTAGTATTCTTTTGATCTTTAATATAAAGCTCACCATCAAAAGTAATATTTCTATAATTGGGAGTACAATAAACATAAGTCATAAAAGCATCTTCAATATGTTTTACATTATAACGAAGACCTTCTTTACTACGAATAACAACCTCATAAGTAGTACCAAATAAACCGTTATCAACAGCTTCATACTTGATAGTACAACGTACCCCATTAATCTTAGGATCAGCAAAAGCACCATTAGAATAATCAAAAATGCCAGTTTTCCACTTTTGACACTTCATAGGTTTATCAACATTGTTTGCATCAGTAGCAAATTTAGGAATAACGTTATCTAGTAGATCATGAAGTTGATTAGCACTCTCATACATATCACTAGTAACACCATACATTTCTGCCGTCTTGTATCCTCGATCGATTTTACGCTTGATTTGGCTCTTATAAGAAGTCTTTGTTGAAGCTGATACAATTACCTGTCCGACATCTGAAAGTCGCTCAAACAAGCCGTATGACACCCTCTCGTGGCTTCCGTCAGTCTCAATCCTCCAAAACACAATACGCCCCAGTGCATCACGCTTGTAAAGAGTAGTAACGTTATCATCCCCATATACGGTTGCCATCTTCATCAACGTTATGCGATAAAACAATACAATGCGTAGGATTATTATATGCAATCAGCATACAATTCCAAGAATCACGAATAGTCTTATGAGGAGCATAAGCAATAGTTTTAAAGTTCTTATGACAGAAACATTGATAACTACCAGTTAATGCTTGTTTATTGTGAAGTTTACCTTGAACAATTTCAAAGAGAGTTTCAACAATCTTAAAGTCCTCATCAGACTTAATCTTAGTTTCGCCCATAAATGCACCTTCTTTAAAAGGATTAAAACCCCAAGTATGAACGAATTGATTTAGTTTAATTTGAGCATTTTGATAAGACATTTTACTCATAGCTTCACGAAGCTGTTTAACAGCATCAATAACAATATTATAATCAGTCTTATTCATAGGATATAAGAAGTACCTAGTACCATCACCTAAAGCTCTAAGAGGAACACCCTCACATAATAGCCGTTGCGCATCAGGGCACAACTCCTCCTTTTTTACCATTTACGATCTCATTTAAATACATATTAGCAAACTTTTTCTTAACGAAGTTGTAATCTGTAATACGAACTAAATCTGTAGGATCTTTAGCACTATAACCTTTAGTCATGAACAAAGCAATAAAGCCGTAATTCTTTTCATATTCGATAGCGGAAGTAAGACCAGTATTATCAGTGTCAAGCATAACATAAACTTGAATCCTAGTAGTCTTTCGTAAAACATCAACAATATCATCAGGAAGTTTAGCAGTTTCACTTGCAATCACATAAACTCCAACGTCATTAATTCTCAACTCTCTCAGTATTCGTAACATCAATAGTTTATCCTTTTGAGACTTAACAATCAACTTATAATTAGTATCAATTAAAGTCTCAAGATTTTCAAGAGGACACTTATTATTAGTAATGAAACGATTAGCAGTATGCTTATTTCTAAATGGAAAATAGAGTTTAATACAACCATCATTAACTTGATATTCATAACAAGGATCATGACGAGTATAATAATATGGATTACTAACACCATCAATCTTAAAAGATTCAACAGCTTTCACGTATTTATCTACAAGATCATTAGTAACACCAAATTGATTATAATACCTATAATCATAAAAAGTCATTTTACGATTTACAGTTGTAATAACACGAAATTCATTATTGATAATCTTATTTTGAGCTTGATATACACGATTAACATAAGGTGAATCATTAAGAACATCAGAAGCATATTCGATGATATTAGAACATATTTCAACGAAGTCTTTATTGTTAGTACAATTCTTTTTAAGAACTAGACCAACAATTTCAAATACATCACCACGATAACGATAATCAGCAAAATCACGAAATATCAGCTTATTACCATACCATTTAAAACTAACTGAAGGATTAGGATCATAACGAAGAGGATTAGAGATTTTATAATTGCGTAAACAAATACAATTATTTATCTCTGTTTCAGGAACATTAAGAAAGACAGAATAAATATGTACTTGATCAAGTGTATTCAAAATATAATCCTTATCACTTGTACTCCACATATTTACATCTTTTGTAGCGTTTGCAATCCCCAGTAGGGAACAAGGTGAGGTTACGTGCGGAGCGTTAGCAACACTATGCACAAAACCAATAGACACAAAAAAAGAGGATAGATTGCTCTACCCTCTTCAAAAGTCTAAGTTACATCTTAATATTTACCCGGAGTACCACCGTTACCAGCATAACGATTCTTTAAAGCATTAATTGCATCAGCATTAACGCCTTGACCGGAACCGTAATCCATAGCAACGCCAGCTTCAGCGGCTGCACCAGCAGATTTCTCGTCTTTATCAGCATCTTTAGAGAGTTCAACAGTCTCACCCGGAAGAATCTCAATTGAAGGTTTTTTGCCGTTAATAACACGTTCAACATAACCTTGACCAACAAAGCCCGGAGTACAAAGATACTTACGATCACCATAATGAGCAAGAAGCTTCATCCAAACAACAATAGGTTCACCTTTTTCATCTAAAAATACAGGCTTACCCTCTTTGCCAACATTGAATGCTTTAACAAAGAACTCACAAAATGCTTTCCATTGAGCAATACGACCGTTAATATCAGCGTTCATATCAATAGGCTGAGGAAAGCCGGGTTCAACGAAGTTAGGACAATCGATATAAGCATCGAGACGGTGACGACAATTCCGGTACGCTTCCGTAATCAAAGAGGTAAACGTTTTAACATCTACAGCGGTTCCGTCAGTTTTGCGAGTAGTGACGATACGGAAAGAATCAGTATAAAACCGATCAACTTCATCACCGGGAACGGGTTCTTCTTTATAACGGAAAACAATAGTTGGTACAGGAATACCAGCATACTCATAGGTGGATGCAACACCGTTCTCATCTACTTTAGGAGTTTCGGTTTCTTTGATCTCAACAGATACGAGATGTGCCTGACACAAATTGTTGAACTCTTCACGAGGTTTAAACTTCTTGTCTTGGGTAACTACAACCTCACCAAAATTAATAACTCCGGCAGCAGCTTGACTTTTATTAACTTCACTCATTTTATAAGTAATTTAAAGAGTAAAAAAAAGAGGAACCTTAATAGTCCCTCTTTCTGTAAGATAGATTTGCTTAGCTA